AGAATCATTATCAGGTAGCAATTCAATAGGGGCTGTTGTTACAGCATAAGGTAGTACAGCTTGATATGCATACATCTTAGTGTATCTACCATCATCAGGAAAGTCAGGATTCTCTACAGTAAGCCTCAAAGCATCAGACCGACCAACACGCTTAGGCATATCAAATGTATATGGCACTACTGGCAAGAAATTGCTATCCAAACTCGATGCAGTAATAAGCCCGTGTTGCCCATGAATGATAACAGGATAAATGTTGCATACCCATACATCAGCCCAAATCGACCTGCTGTTAACATCATGAGTTGGTGAGCGGTTACCAAACCATAAGTTACTGTCGCTGTTATTAGACTCTTGATGATTTGGATCTGTATCAGGCACATCAAGTGTACTGTTATATGGCAATACTACAGGGGGATGATGGTTTTCTGCACTATCATAAGTTGCTGCCCACTGTTGCCCCTCGTAGTAATCAGACTGCATAAAGATGTATGGCTTGTAGTCCTGTTCAATATCAAGGTCATCAAACTCCATATACAGCTTGATTGGATTCAGTTTACCAGTCTCAAGGTCAGTTGATGATGATGCATAGATGCACTTAATATCAGGGTTAATCTGTCTTGAAAGATTCTTACCATTATACACTTCTCTAAGGTTGTAGTCGCTACCACTCCACTTGGTAGTATCACTGTATTGGAATCCAAGAGGGTCGTTATAGATAGGTTCATACTCATCAGGAGTAAATTGTGCTTGCCAACCCATACCCTTTGAGCTTGAAACAGTCACTCTATCAGGTGTAACAATCTCTCTTCTGCGGGTCTCATTGATGATAACGATGTTATTCTCAGCATCAATTTTACCATCTATCTTCACCTCAACCATTGTGCCATCAGCACTTTTTGTATAAAAGATTATGTTACCATCAGCATCAGTAACAAGGTCAACAAGCGATACATCCTTACTGAACTGTAATACCTTGAGTTTATTACTGATTGTGCACAATACCTTTTCAGTGCTGAACTGTTTAAGTGAGTCAAGGACTGCTGTGGCATCGGCTACATTAACACAATTGGCTGCATACCGAATACTCTTAGGTACACCAAACAGAGCTTCTGTTGTCAAATCAGCATCAAAGTCTTTAGCCAATACCCACAATGCAGGTTCAGGTACTGGATTTGTTAGGGTTATACTGTCAGGTATAATATCCAGTTTGGTATCAATGATAAGATAGTCATTATCCTGAATGGTAATAGTCTTGCCTATCCAGTCGGGTTGCTCTTGTGATAGCTCAAGGATAATCCAATAGTCCCTGTTGTTCATTGGAGTAAGGATTCTTTGTCCGAAGTAAGCTACTGCACTTTGAGCAAGTTGGCTGGGGTACTGTTTCTGTACGCCAAAGCCCACAATATCCATATCACTTCCCCACATTGATGCACTCCAACCCTCCGCATTTTGTGCATAAGTACCATCACAATACTGTTCACCATAAGGGAGGATTCTTGCAATGGTATGAGACTCAAGCAATACTGTTTCTTCCTCTTTGGATACCAATTTCATTGGTGCATACTTGATATTTCCAATAGCTATTTGGTCACCTGCTACTTGAGGTAGCTGTTTAAACTTCTTTACAAGCTTATCTACAGCACTAAATGTAAAGTCCTCATCAGTGAATGCAATGTTATCAATAACACCTTCCCACCGCTGTATGAAGCGTTCTCTATCACACACAACAAAGAACTGAATACCTGCACCAATGAGCCATGACTGTTGTAACTGTTGCAGTGCCTCATGATAGGGCATCGTACCATCAAGCGTTTGGTTGGCAAGAATAACATTCATACCAGTGAGATAGGCATAATCTCCACCAGTGACAATATCTATACGGGTGCCAGTTTGGGCAAGTCCTTCGAGCTTGAAGAGATTCACCCAATTATCACCAACGAGTGTATCATCCTCAAAACATGCTGATGGTGCGAGTTGACACCCATCGCTGATAATCTTGATTTTGCCATTGTGCAACCCAATAGACTCCATCGTTTCTGTGGTTCCTGTGTCAATGACACAAGCGTAATGGATAATATTATAGTTCATTGCGATTCCTTTTCAAGTATCATGGTAACTCTTCTATGCGTTGGAGCAATTCTGTCAACAGTAAGAGAGAGCATCCGAGCTGTAAAAGGATAGGAAAAACTTTCGGTTACCAGTCCTCCATTATCAATCCCTTTTCCAAAAGGATATGCAATACCCCAATCAGCTTGATTCATCGTGAAAGTAGCTCCTCTTTGCAGTCGAAACCAATTGAGCAAACTGATTGCATCTGCAAGGGTTATCGTTGCCGAAAGTTCGCACTGAAAAATATCTCTCAAAGAGTCACTGACAAACTGATTTCCAAAATATGAATCGTAAAAAGTCTGCCCCAATCGGCTCTTTATAGACCATCCATTTGAAATACATTTCATTTGGGGCAATGCCGAATTTCCCACAAAAGAGAGCGGAGTATCTCCCTGTTCGGCTTGTACTTTGAGGGTAATTTCTGAGGTAGTATAGGAGCGGTGCCGAATATCCCCAATCTCCAAAACCGCACACCCAATAGAATTGGTATAGTCCACATTTTCACCAAAAAGAGCTTCATCGGGATTGCAATTGCTTATTCCAATATGGCTATCACGGCGAATCTGTTGCATAATGTCATAGATTTCGGCAGTTTTTGCAATGCAAGTAAAGGAGCCACTATAGATGTCCGAACGGCTCCCCCTATCAATAATAACCGCCGTTCCATCATCCTTTTGCACTATTTTGTATTGCAACTGGGTATCAACAGCAACTTTTTGTACAGTGATTACTTTATCCCAAATTTGCATCAGATTCTCCCGTATCTTTTGAGAGTCTTAATTGATGCTTCAAGGTTTGCAAGTGACTCATTTTCATTCTGTTTGAGTCGCTTCATAGTATCTTTTGAAACATCACCTGATACATTATAAGTGATTACTGGTGATAAAGTTACGCTTGAACCTCTTGAAGAGCGACCATTGACCACTGCCCAAAGCTCCCGTTGCTGTGGAGCATTGATAACCATCTCACCTTTTCGGGCAGAAATCACCGTATTATCTTTTCCGTAACTCGCACCAGTCATTCCACCGATTACGCCACCATTGGCATACTGTTGAGCTGAAATAGTAGCAATTTGTGTGGCAGTTGTAGCAGTAGCAAGAGCTGTCAAAATCCCTGCCATTATGGGATTACTTGCCCAATCTTTCCAGATATTAGCAATAGAAAGAGCACCATCAATAGTGGCTTGAGTAATCGCCCAACCCTTTTTCTTCTCGTTATAGGCTTTGGCTCGTGTTTCTGCATCAGCTTCATTCTTCTTTTGAGCATCTGCAATCCGTTTCTCTGCCAAAACACGAGCACGAGATGACATAACCGTAAGCCCCATTTGCTCCTGCATAATCTCCATTCTCTTATCAGATTCGGCTTGCAAACGGGTCATTTCGTTTTGGTGAAGCGTATCTTGGTAGCCCCCAAACGCCGAAGCGGTTGTTGTAATGGCTCCCCAAACGGTTTGCGTTGCAGAAAGTAGCCCTGTAAGTGCCTGCTTTCGGTTCTCTATGCTCTGAGAAAATGCCTCTGATGCTGATTGATAGGCTTGCTTTTCTACTTCTGTCCCGGCAAGAATAATATCTTTCTTTTCGATTTCGTATGATGCTCTGAGGTCTTGCGTACTTTTAAGATATTGCTCATCAGAGATAAACATATTGACATAGTTATCATCAAGGGCTTTCTGTTGAGCCTCATAATTTGCCTGAGAAATGGCAAGGTTCTTTTCTTGCGTTGCAGAAATCTCTTTTGTTACCAGTGCAAGACCTGTTTTCATTGGTTGGACATTTTGAAAAGCCTGCCAAATAGAAAAGTTTTGAGGAGCAAATTTGTATTCAATGAACTTTGCAAACTCGCTGATAGTAGCCTCTGCCATTACCGAAGCGGTTTTAATCTCATTTACAGGAATGATATTTTCGGCAATAGCTGTTTTGTCAGTTGTTGGAGTCGTTCCACCTGTTTTTGTAGGAGTTGTTCCACCTTTTTGAGTAACAACACTGGGCAGTTCAGGAGCTTTCCATTTGCCCGATAATTTTTCCTTGAGAATAGCAATCCGCTCTAAATCTCTTTCAAAATCCTTTGCACCACTATCTCTCAATCCCTCAAAAAAGGCTTTGAACACAGGATTATTTTCACCTGTTCCCAAAATCTTGGTTGCTTTTGCCTGCAAGCTCTCCATCATCACCAAGAAATCACCAATTTTCTTGATGGTCCCATTGAGAATCAGCGTGATTCCTGTGAGTGAGAGTTCGGCAGTTTCAAAGAGTTTATTGAATACCCACATCAATTTATCAACGGCAATAATGACAATGTTTATATTGGCGACCATTGCAGAAAAGAGCGTTGAGTTTGCAAGAGTGTCAAAAGTTTCTGCAAAAGTTTTTCCCAAAGAAGTAAGAGAGCCTTTTATCATTTCAAATTGTTGTGAGAAAACAGAATTACCACTTTGGAAAAGAGAAAAAACGGAATTGAGAGTTGTCATTAGTGGGTCGAGAGCTTCAAAGGTAACGCTTTTTACCGCAGTGGATAACACACTGAACTGTTTTGCAATTTCAGTGCCTAATTTCACCTGACGCTCATTCATTACAATAGATTTTTCGGCTTGAGCATTATATTTCTCGTAAGCATCTGCACCATCTTCAAGAACCATAGCCACTTTTGAGTAGTCGGTACTCATCAGTAAATAGCCCAATCGTGCCCGTTCAGAGGCATCAGTGACCTTTGATAATCCTTTTAAGGTATCTCCAAGTATTTGGGAATTTGTCCGAAAAGAGCCATCTGAATTGGTAATAGCAACACCCAAAGTTTTATATGCTTTTGCCATATCGGTTGCGGGGTCGATAGCATCTTTCATTGTGGTAGAGATATTTGAAATAACTCCAACCACTGCCCCCTCATCTCCCCCAAAAAGAGATTTGAACTTTTGGTATTCTTCGGCAGTTGTTGATGTGGCAGAGGAAAACTCTTTGATGTTTTTTGCAGTCTGAACATAGTCGGTACCAAGTTTGGTAACTGCTACACCGACCGCCGTAATACCTGCAACAGCAACCATTGCTTGAGGTGGAATGGCTTTTAGTTGACTGGTTATTTGGCTTGAGAAATTGCCAACTTGACCACTTGCACCTTGAAAAGCTCCTTGAATCTTCTGTCCTGCCTGATTCATTGACTGGCTAATTTTACTACTCGCACTCTGCATAGACTGAGACATCTTTTGTCCTGCCTGCTGAACAGACTGGGTGGCATTTTGCATTATTTGTTGGATATTACTATTGGCTATAATTGGTATATGTATCATTTTAAGCCTCTGGATTTGCTATCTAATTCCATTTTTTGGATACTATGTTTATTTGAGTAATGCAGATATGTTTTGTGAAACCACCAATAGAGAGCGTCACAATCCTGATACGCCCCTACTCCCCCAAACTCTTGTACAAAAGCAAACTTATCATATAGCTCAAAAATCTCTTTGGGAATCATCCTGATTGGGCAGGCAAAAACCTCTTTTTGGATAGTTGGTTCATATAAAACAGGCTCTTCCCTATATTTGCACCCACAATTAAGTTCTTCCTGTTGCTCTGCCGAACAATCGCTACAGTGCATTGACAAAAGTCTATGATGTAATAGAGAGAGCAGAATCACCCTCTCTTCAATAATGTCGAAAGTCTCATCCACGGCTATTGAGATCGACCATTTTGTGCAATATGGTCACCGCAATTTGAGCAGGAATCTTATCAAAGAACTCTTCGCTACAGCTCCCGTTTTTATCGGCAATAAACTCAATCATCTCCCCCGAATCATAATCGAAAATATTGGTCGCTCCAACCATATTTTTTCGGATAATTTCAAGCCCAAGAGCATCATTACCCGGGTCATTTTGAATTGATTTTAAATCCCCAACATTGAGGTTTTTCAAGGTAAATTCAGGAGCATATTCCCCTAATTCTTCCTCTCCAATTTTTACTGTATAAGTCCCAAAAGTAGCCGAATATCCACGGAGCATATCTTTCACTTCATCGGGAAGTTTCTTTTTAGTAGTCACTTGCTTTCTCCTTAATCGCAATAAAGTACATTGCCTCTTCAATGGTGTACCCAGTCATATTTGCTTCAAGAAGTCCGACAGGCAAATCCTTGTAAATATTCCGCAATGGCTTAAACTTGATAGCAGTCCGAGCAATACCATTTGAATCAACAATTGGAGCCTCAAGAATCTGAGCACGGGGAATGTATAATTCGATATGAGGAGAAGCAATTGTTACCTCATAAAGAGTGCTTTCAATAAGACTTGTCCAAGTGTCGAATTGGTCTTTGGTTCTCAAAAGAGGGTCAATCGACAACGATGGAGCAATATCGGAAACGTAATAGCTCTGAATACCACTGGGGTGAGATTGGCACTCTATTTCCGAAACAACGGCATTATTGTTAAAATTGAGCTTTGCTACACAATGGCTTGTTGTTTCACTATCTACAATGTTTTTGAGGGTAATAGTTGTTTCCAAAAAAGCATCAGGGATAATTGCCAGTGCGTTTGCATCATCAAAAAGAGGCATTTCAGAAAGGTCAATATCACCTACACTTTCAACAACACCGCTAAACTCTGTATTGAGCATAAACGGTTTGCCTCTGCCTGCCACATCAATAGAAAAATTGGCAACCGCACCCGAAATACAATCTCTATGTACTTTTGTCGATGTTCCACTGTTATTTGCAAGCCAACGAGCAAAGGAGAGCGTTTTCCCTGCGTAGAGTCTTGAGGGGAAAAAGAAGCGAGTTCCTGCCACATTATCAGTTGTCTCAACACTTTTTCCAACAGAAGCAAGCCCCGAAGCCTTGAGCAATGGAGCATAGGTAAGTTTATGTTTTGCAGGAGTTCCTGCAACAAACTCACCTGCTGACATCTTTGTGGGTGGGGTTACTTTTGCCGTTCGTGCTCCCGGAACAGAAATATCATTCCCACCCCAATCGCCCGAAAGGAAATCTGTTTCCCCATCAAGTTCAACCGCAGTATCAACAGTGGCACCCGTTTCAATGCGAACATTGGGGCGTGCTGTTTCTACTGCTGAATTATAGGTTCCCGAAGTAGTTTCTTCTACAAATCCAATGAGCTGTGTTTTCATTCCAAAAGCCATAGATTCTCCTTAAAAATTACAGGCTTGTATATCGGGATTTTCACCCTGTTGAGAGTATTGCACTTGCACAAATATCTCAATATCACCTGTCATAATTCTGTTATTTGTGGCACTTGGTTGACGGCGTGAACCCACATACGAAGCAAGTTCTACCAATCGTCCAATGGTGCTATTTTTGTAAATCAGATGCTTAATATCTGATAAAACTTCATTCATCCGTTCGGTGATTGCAAACTTTGGATTATCTTCTGTGCCGATATTATGAACCCGTGCCGAAATCATAAACACAAGTTCGTTCATATAGGCATTCTGCCCGATTGACCAATCCAAAGCCCGCTCTTCTGATACATAAATGCAGTAATTGACCGCTTTATTATCCGTATTTTGAGCCAAAGAAAGAGCTTCGTCCTCAATATTCACCGTTCCAGTAGTCGTGTGATATTGGTAACCACTTGGTTGAACAGTCCCATCTATGGTTTCAAGAAGTTCTTTTAGCTTTTCCTCAATTGCCGTTATTCTATCCATTATGTTCTAAACAGCTTTCCGAAAGAGACCGACCGCCCAACTCTTCCTGTTTTTAAGCCTTGAAGCATCTCTGGAGTAATTTGGACTTTGACATCTTGCACCGATTTCTGATAGTGGTTGTAATACTTTTGGTAGACATCCTCACCATCTTCAGTTGAAATATCAGTTGAGCCAATATTATCCTCAGAAAAACGCATTAGAGCATAGTTTGCCAAAAGCCGTTTTGCCAAAAGAGGAATCGGGGTAGTAAGCTGTTCGGGGAAAAGTCCCAAAGTGTCCGCAAAATCTTCATACCACGCATTTGCTTCGTCAATGTATGGTTGCCGAGTCTCTTCGGGAAACTGGTTGAAATGAGTATGCTTGACATCTTCAAGGACAATATAATCAGCCATATTATAGCCTTTCTACGGTATGAGCCGTTTTCACGCCAACCTGCCGAAGCTCTTCTTCAATCCACGCCTGATTATCATCAACCGCTTTATCAAGAAAAGGGTCGGGACCTTTTTTTGTTCTGATAGTTTTACCAAAACGAACCATTTTCCCATTGATAATCCAACCTGCATAGGGAGCTTTCTTTTTATCAACCAATAGAGCAATATCCATCTTACCCAAACGAGTCTTGTTTTCTACAATCGTAGACCGTTCCAAATTACCCGTTCGAGTATGATATTTGTGGTTTTGTTGGGCATCCTTACGCAGTTTTTGAGCAATATTTTCAGTAGCCTCAAAGAAGTTACTATCAAATGTCCTCTGTATTCTGGTAAAGAACTGCCCAACCGTCCCACCACGAGAAGGCTCTATTGCAAGCTCAATGCGAAAAGATTCTGCCATTATGCAGGCTGAACATCTTGTTTGTAGATAGCAGCAGCTTGCGTCACTTTTCCGCCATAGACATGAAGCCCTTTTGACAGAGAAGCAAAACGCTTTTCTGAATCCATAAAGATTACTTCATTGAGGCAATCCACAAAATCAAAAGCATCCATAATTCCCGCAACAACAAAACGAGCCTGTGGTTTTGGAGCCACATTGGCTCCATTCACAAGGTTATTTGAGGTGTAAATATCAAAGCCAAGAAAACGAGTAATAAAACCATTCCCACGAGCCTGCTCAGAAGCCTGAATGGCCATAATGTTAGCTTTAGCAATTGCCGCATCCATAAAAGGAGGAACAACCAAATAACGACCTGCAAGAGGTACATTTGCCTCATCCATTTTTGTCTTGATAGCAAGAATAACATCAGCCACATTGGTGTCGTCAACATCTTGAGGAGTAGCATTTACAACAGTTGCACCACTTGTCATTGTTGTAGCAATAAAAGCATCCGCAGCATCAGCCAATTTATACGCCGCACGAGAAGAATAGAGAGGCAGAATTGTTTGAGCTGCTTGTGCGTTATCAACCATATCAAGGTAAAACGCATAATATTTCGCCTGATTGATTGCAATATCGCTGTTAATATCAGCTAAATCCTGAATTGAAATGTCTGTTCCCGCATATGTCCCAACAGTAATATCTCCAACGCCCGGAACACGATATGAATCTCCACGACCAAGTTGTGTAGGAGTATGCACATTGACCAACTGGCGGAAAGTCTGAGCCTTACGAAGCTCAAGGATTACTTTTGCAGTAATTACATTTTTTGGGATAAATTTGTCTAAATGAAAACTCATTTTTCACATCCTTTATGATAGATAGTTTTACAATCCCCACTCTTTCAAAATCTCTGGATTGTTTGCGATTTCCGCAGGTGACATATTTGAAATATCAGTTTTTTGTTTGTAGGGGTCGTCACCTTTTGGATTACCAGCTCCCCCACGCTGTTCTGTTTTGAGAGCGTCTTTATTTTTATCAAGAATGTGTTTAATTCCTGTTTCAAAATCTGAGACATCTCCTGTATCAGTCGAAAAGACCATCTTCCCATCAACCATTTTTACAACGCCATTGTTGAGAAGAGATTCGATGATTGCACTTGACGCATAGAGCTTACTTCCAATAGCTTCTGTGAGCTTCTGACTCAGTGCAGATCGCTCACTTTTTTTCCGCTCTGCTTCACGTTCTGCCTTTGTTGCCGAATTTTCGTTTTGAAGAGCCTCAACAAGAGCAAGGAGCTTTTCCATTTCGGTCTGATTCTCTGTTGATTTCTGCTTGGTTGCTTTCAAAGATTCTGCAAATTGCTCAATGCCTTCAAAATCTTCTCTGTCATACCCAAGTGATTTAATGACATTTTTCAGCTTCAAAACATCAGCATCCTTTTTACGGTAGCTCTCAATGCCTCTTTGCTTTTCTGCTCCAATAAGAGAGGTCACCGCCTCAATAATTGCAGTTTTGTTATCAAGCGTTGTGGCATTGAGTACGGAAGTAAGTTCTTCAAGTGTTTTCATTTGTTCCTCATCGGGAAAAAGGTTCTGCCCTCATCGGGGCTATTATTTCACAAAAAATTCTACGGTACATTTACACCCAAAATGAGTGTCTTTTATCGGTTCTGGGCACGATTTCGCAGGGAAAACTTCTATCTTTGCAAACTTCTCGCACGGGTCACCTGCCATATGAAAAGTATGAGACGGTGAAAGTGACCATTTCCCAAAAACAGATTTCCCACTTTTTTCAAGCTCATCTCTCTCTTTGAGATTTGCTTCTTGTTGCAGATTAAACGCCTGGTCTTGTGCCAATCGGCGAACCTGATAGGAAGCGGTACTATTCACCACACTATCAATAATTGCCGATTGAGAAGCGATAACGCCACCCCGAACCGAACGAACGAGCTTTTCAAACTCTTTTTGTTTTTGAGAATCTGAAAGCCGTTCAAACTTTTTCTTGAATTGTGCAAGCTCTTTTTGTTGCTTCTGAAACTCTTTTTGAGCTTGCTTGGTCTGTTTCTGAGCTCGCTTTAGTTCGGCAGTAATCTGCTTTCTCTGCTCCCCCGAAAGACCTCTGTTTTTGAGCTTTGCAGAAAGGTATTTGCTCCGCTCATCAAAGTTTTTAAAACGAGTATTATTCGTGCCAATGATGGTTTCTATATCACCAAGAGCACCAAAGTTTTTCTCTTTGAGATACCCATCAAGCCGTGAAACTCTCCCCTGCAAAAGATCTACTTCGGTAGATATTCTATCAGCCAAAGTGTCAGCCATATTGCCGTTTCTCAGACCATCGAGCAAATCACCGTGCTTGGTCTTATTGAGTCCATAAATCATCTTCTTTTTGTCGAGCTTTGGATTGGCAAGCACCATAGAAGCGTGGATATGGTCAACCGATTTCCCATAGAAATCAGTATCAGCCAAAACGGTATTGAGTTTGGTTTGCAAATCAATTTTTGAAAGAGGTTTCTCTATCAAATTGCCGAGCTTCTTCTGAACTTTTCCGCTCAAGCCATTGCCCAATAGACCGCCATTGATGTACGAATCCCATCTATTTGCTACTGCGGAAAATTGAGCTCCGATATTCATTCCACTACCCCACTGCCATTTTCAACAATGTCTTTTTCAACATCAGCATAATCATCATTGGGAAGCTGAAAGAGTTCGTACAGTTGTTTTACCATCAGGATATTTACTTTTGTTGTCACCGCTGGAGAGATGTTTCTATCTGCAATTCTCTCACAAAAGTCCATATTGGTTTTGACATTTTCGTAGGTCGGTGCAAAATCATCGGGATATTCAACGGTATACTCAAAATCCTCACTGGGTACATACTTTTTGAATAGTTCTGCAACTTTCTTTTCGGTATCAGTGGCGATTTGAGAGGTCTCTTTGAGGGCAAAATTCTGCCCTTGAAAAGTATAGGAGTGAGCAACACCCGATTTATCAGAACCACCACCTTTTACGACAGCTGTTGCACCAAGCACATTCGCTTGAGCCAAAAGATTGTTCACATTTTCAGCACTACTATCTCTGAGAGTTGTAAGTATTCCTGCATCAGGTGAGATAAAAGAGGGCGATTGAGAAGAATCAGGGTCAACCCACAAAACCGAATTGGCTCCAACTTCTGCATTACTGTTTGCTTCATTTCCGGGCATAACCAAAAGAGAAAAAGCCTGTTGCCGTTCGATATTCCGTTGCTCTGAATCTTGGTTGTAAATTGCCCAATTGAGCCGACAAATATCGTAATAGGGAGGAGACGGCAAAAAGCCCTCTGCATCTGCCGAACGAACTTCTATGACAGGAACAACACCCAACCCGTGCACTGACTGTGCACCAACTTCTTGCTCTTTTCCTTTGTCGTCAATTTTTACGGTGACACTATACTCTTTGGTCCACTTACGATAGAGCTTTTCAGAGGTCTGTTTTTTGTCATCCTTTTGGGTGCGGTCATAAAAAACAATCTCTTCCAAATTGCCAAAGGTATCTGTTTTGTAGCTTTTTACCGTTGATGCTTTTTGCAGATAGATGTAGGGAAATTTGCGTGAAGCAATAATCTCTGCCTGACTTCCGACAAGCTGATCGGCAGGAAAGTTATCCATCACCAAAAAAGAGACACCGTGAAGCCGAGCATATTTTGTTGCTGACTTGGTCATATTTTGGAGCTTGGTTCCTGCATTATCACAATTTTGGATAAACGCATTGAACAAATCACTATCACATACCCGCAAAACTTCATCAGAAAACACCGGGATAATCACCGCATCAACAATACCTTTGACAAAATTCTTGTAGTAGGATTGTTTGCGTCTATTATCATAACTCATTTCACGCTGATATTTTGAGATATAGCGACCATCACGAAATCCGTTTGTACCGTGATAAGCATCAGAAACAAATTGATAGGGGCAGAGAGCCGAAATATCAATGCTATCTCCTGCGTATCCTGCGTTTTCGAGGTTGCTAAAGTTCTTTTCAGGCATCAGTATTAGGCAAGCTGTTAGGGATTCCTGATGATGCAGAATTTAGCAAGCTGTTAAGAATAGTAGCTGACTGAGAAACAGGCTCTTCACCTTTTTTTGTCACAACAGTTGCTTTTTCGGAAAGCTCTAAAAGGTCGTTAATGAACTGGTCGTCAGATATACGAGAGCCATTTTTACGATATGATTCTTCCCGAATTGCTCTCACTCTCCGTACTGTTTCGCTCTGCAATTTGAATGTTACATTTGTAAGCATTATTACTCCTTGTTAGTATTCGCTGATAATATATAACAAAAGCATTAGTATAGGCTTGATTTTGAACCAACAATCTTACCGCTTGCCGACCAAAAAGGTTGTAGAGCATACCGAATATCATCAATGTAATGAGTGTACTGGTGCACTGGTTCATCACTATTTCTTCCTGTCGCCTTATCCTTTTGCCACTCGCTATTTTTGAACGCTTGAATGGTATTTTTGCACCGTGGATGAATCACAATTTTATACTGCATCAACCACAAATACGAAGCAAGAACACCCTGCTTTTTCGCCTTGACTGCATTTATCCCCAACGCTTTGAGCTGTTCCATAAAGCGAGGCTCATTGTCATCCATCCGAATAAGCTGATTGGCAGGAAGATTGTTGTTTGCCAATGTCCCTTTGATTTTTTCAGAAAAACTATTTGGCAACAAACCAACTCCCCCTGTTTCGTCAACCACAAAAATGGTCTTTTGCCGTTCGTCAATTTGGGTAACAGCAAAGGTGCACGGGTCAGAGTACCCAAGGTCAGAACCACAATGAAACTGAATACTCCTATTTGGCTCAAACTCTTTAATCTCAAAATTGGTAAAAATCTTATCACCGAGAGTACCAAATTCACCATTGGCGTAGACTTGAAAATGATAGGGCGACTGCTCTTCCAAATCCTCAAAGACTTTTAGATCATCTTCTGCCAAAAACTTATTATCCCGATATGTCGTTTTGAGAATGTGAATATCGGCACCTGTATAGCTCCGACCATCCCACAAGCCACCATCAATCATCTTTGCAAAAAACCGCTCATATATCCAATGATCAATATTGACAGGGTTAAAAAGGAGAATAATTCTCTTCTTGAACTTTGTAAGCCCTCTTTGACGAAGTAGAAGCTGATTATATGTCGCCTCAAGAATCTCCGTTGCCTCATCGACAATAACCGTATCAATTGCTCTTTTACCACGGATAGACTTGATTCGCTCTACCTTTTCAAGCCCTTTGAAAATAATGATACCACCATTACCATTGATGCAGGTAATCTTTTTTGTGGTCTTATTGAGCTTAAAGAAGTCGTCGAGGTCATAAGCTGAAATTATAGCCTCTGCCTCTGCCCATGATGAATCGGTTATTGATGTAAGTGTTTGACGACACCAAAGGATATTTCTACCCTCCATAGCCCAAAGGAGAGCATAGAGCATCATCTGATAACTCTTGCCAGACGATGAGCCGCCATAGTAGATTTGGTATCTCTTATTGCAGGAAAGGGCATCAAGATATATTTCGTTGATTGCCCTTTTGCTTATCACAACATTTTTTGGCGGTAGACTCAAGACTCCTCCTCGTCAGAAAAGCCAATTCTTAGTTCGGTTGGTTGCTCTTTTGATTCCACAGTATAGCCAGTGTTCTTCCATTTTCCGCTATTCACAAGAGTGAAAATCACTGCTGCAGTATCAGGTTTTATATACTTTTTGACTGTTTTTGTCTTGTTAAAAGTTCCCTTTTCTGACTCAGAAACTTCAACAGTTACTTCAGTATATTCAAAACCTGCAACAAGTTTTTTGAGTGAGTTTTCGGCAAGAGCAAGGAAGACATCCGATTGCCTTTCCTCGCCCTTTTTTATAGCTTGGCTTATTCTGGCTGATTCTTCTACGCCATTCTTCCTATCTCCGTCTTTGACATTCCTGAACTTGCTCTCGCTCCACCCCAAAGCCTGTGCCATCTCTGCATTGGTCTTTGCACCATTGGCAACAGCATTTTCAAGGCATATCAAGGTATATTCAGAAAGATCATTAGCCATTTAGTGCTTCCTCCAAATCTCTGAAAGTCTAAACCGCTCTACCCGACCCAGTTCCGAGACAATGGCTATCCTACCATCTTTTTGCAAAACGACACCAGCGAGATACATGCCATTATCTCCCAAAAATGCAACCTTTTGACCTGCTGTTGTATTTTTGCCAAACTTATCTGAAAATACCATATGATTGTCGGATTCTTTACCCATTATTTTACCATCCAATTTATTTGTCTCAAAATTTCATATACACCAAGTGATACCACTGCAACCGAAAAGGCGACTGCCATAATCACAATAGCCATAATAAACCCTATCAAGTTATTCTCTCTTTCATCGTACTTCAAAATACTTATCAACATAGCAAATAGAAAGTGTGCGTTGATTAAGACAGTTTTCACCATTCCGCTTCATATTCCCGAATATTCATGTCATACGGCAAATAGTCAAGCTCCCCGCCAACAATTTCAATCGGGAGTTGCTCTAAATCTGCACTAAAAGTATACCCAGAAATTTGCCTTTCAACAATAACGCTTGCATTGTTATACATTGGAGATGATTTAAAATTCTTCCAGACGAACAAAGGAATGCCAATTTCTTCAAGAAAAGCATTAGTTGATACAAAGTCATATCTGACCATTAAAGATGCCGTTTTAATGCTCTTTTGTCGTCTTGCATCTTTCAGAGCTTTGAGTATCCGAAAAAACTTAGTAAACCAGTTACTCCCTCTTCTCGGAATTTGTCTCTTAACAATACTGCCGTAGAACATATATCTATTTTTCTTTTTGTCAAGTCCAGCGTGCTCCATAGCAACTGTCAAAGGGCAATCATAAGCATTACACAGCTTATTTAATATTTCAAGATAATCCGACTTTGTTCTTCCTTGCATTTTTACTGCTCCAATACTATTTTTGGGTTGATAAGATCTGCCAATCTTCTTTTAAAACTGTTTTTTGCTAAAGACCATTGCTCAAACGATGGTCTTTTTATTTAGAATCTTTTTCCATCGTAATCCTCACCTTTTTTGTCCATAAAAGAAGCCGTTACGGTATCAAAATGCAGGTCTAAGCAACCTCCCTCAACGCTCCTTCCTTTTCCAATTATCAACTCTGCTTCTGATGGTTTTTTGTCTCCACCAATAACGCTTTCTCTGTATGGAAAAAGTATAATGTCGGCAGATTGTTCTATTGCACCACTTCCAGAAAGATCACTCATTCTTGGCTTCCTATTCTGCTTCTCAACTTCTCTTCCAAGTTGGTGTATACCAACGATAGGTATTTTGCACTCTATTGCAAGCCTTTTGAACGCTTTTGCTATACCGTTAAGCTCTTCACGCTCTCGTGATTCGTCTTTTACAAGCAATAGATAATGGTCAATATATGCAATGTCACAATTTCCAGAAGCAACCATCCTGCGAATGATAGAGCATATTCTTGAAACAGTGTTATAAGGCGAGCAATCCAAGTAGATATTAGCATTTGATTTGTCTTGCATAATCCCACCAAGCCTATTCAGTTTTTCAACTGTGAGCCCTTTTATAATCATGTCGCCATTATGGTCTTTGACTATGTTGCCATTTTTATCAACTGCATTTCTGACTTTTGGAGTTCTTAGGTCTTGAAAAGCTACTGAAAACCCACCATCTATGGCAGAGTATGCCGAATAGTATCTGTTTTGAAGCTCTCTCATTCCCATTTCGAGCGAAAACATAACAGGCTTAAAGCCCATTTTTGCCTGCCTAACCATCATAGATACCGCAAATGCCGACTTTCCCATTGATGGTCTTGCTGATAGTATTATGTGCTCTGTTTTTCGGAATCCCATAACAAGATTATCAAGTGCTGTTAAACCAGATGGTACGCCTATTATGGCATCATCCATAACCATTTCTTCTTCTATCTCTTTCATGTAAGATTGTCTTTTATCTCTAATTGTTCCTGATTCGTCTGATATTGTTTTCTCCTCAGTTGCAGAAAACATCATCTTTTCTGCGTTAGATATTGCAAGAGAGACATCATTACCAGTGTCTAATGCGTGAATTGTTGCCTCTGCTGACTGCCTAACTTTTCTACCCCTTGTAAGAATCTTAATGTCTTGGCAGAGATTATCTATTTTTGTTGTCGTAGAATAGACACTGCAACAAGAAGATATGAAAACTGCTTCGTCTGGGATCATTGTAGACATTTGACCCAAATCAGATGGAACATTTTTATTCCTACATTTCAAAATTGCATCAAAAACAGTGCTATGCAGTGGGCTATGAAAATCATCATGCTCAAGAACTGAAAGCATTTCATCAGCCATAACGCTGTTGCTACCGTAATCAGAAGCATCTGAAATAACAGAAGCCAATATAAGCCTCTCTTTATCGTGGTCGTATAGTATCATCTGAAACCTACTTCCTTTCTTTTTTCTTCTCTGACTCTCTCTGCCTCCAGCTCAACACCGAGAGATACAAAGTATTCAAAAATTTTATCAGAGCTAAAAAACTTTACAAGGTCAATATCCCTATAAATCGTATCGTCTTTGCGTTTCTCTTTTCTTACTGCATCTATTGCGTTCATCATTGAGCCAATATCAACGCTATCTTTTCTTGACTCAACCTTTTCAGCAAACATTGGCAGAGGCTTATAGTTTGTGTCGAGCCTCTTATTCCAATACTCGATGGTCTGAAAAGTAAATTCGGAATATTTAGGAACACTGTTATAAAAATTATCCGAATTCTTGGATGGATTTTTTGCCTCTTTATATTCTTTTATTTCTTTTACTTTACTTTGTGTACTTTTGCCGTCATTAACTCCGTTTTGCTGTACTTCTGCCGTCACTATGCCGTCATTAACTCCATTATTGCCGTCATTAACTCCATTATTTCCGTCGTTGTGTTGGCAATTTGAATTTAGACCGTCAAAAAGCAAATAATCTTTTACTATCTCAATATCCTTTCTTCTTCTGCAAGCCTCTTTGTACCTTGACTGAATCCCCTTAGAAGTGAGAGCACCAAAACTCTTGAATATAGAATGGTTAAAAACATCCCTCTTTAGGCACTCTTCGACAACATTTACAACAAGCTCATAGTCTGCCTTAATTTCATCAGAGAATATTATTGCCTCGTCGTCTGACCATTTGCACCAATACCCCTGAGAATAGATATGTCTGAAAAGCTCAAAAACAACACCAACACCAGCAAGCTTATACTTGATTCTTATAAACTTTATTTTATCGTCATCGTAGCAATCGAGTGGGAAATAGTCAATTCCTTGCTTTGTTGGTCTTGCCATGTTTTGCCTCCCTATCCTTATTGTTGCTCATAGATAATACTCCATTCCATCAATGGTCTTGAAAATCTTAACTCCACCAGTTTCCTTGTATACTATCTGTCTAAACTTTTCGCTTGCATCACTGATTTGCTCATAAGTACCAATAGCAACAACCTGATAATCAACCCCACGATTCTCAATCATATTTTCGATGTTGTTACCAAGAGACTCGCTCAAAGAGCTTCTGTGAAAGCATCTCTGCTGATTACTCCACTCTAAAACCCAAATATCATCAGAGTGCATCATAATTTGATTTATGTTCATTTTGAAGCCTCCCCTCCGTTTTTAAGCCACTCCTGAACATGTTCAGCAACATACTTTCTATGTGCTCCTATTCTTACAAAAGGCATGCCTCTTTTGGCATAGTTGATGATTGTTGCAGGAGTTACACCTAACTCTTTAGCAAGTGCTCTTCCAGTCATTAAGCTCATTTTGAACCTCCGTTGTTATGTTCAGCTTCAATATACAATATGTTTTATGTTGTTGGTAGTTTTTTTAATGTTTTTTAATTTTTTTATTCATTTTCCCCACGCAAATAGTATTTTATTGGAAAGAAAGGTGGAGGAAGTATGACCAAGAAAGAAATAAAAATAACCGTAGAAATTGACAATGAAGATGTTATCAGGCATCTGTGCTATGCAACTGCCTCTGATTTTGCATTGATTATTGAGACTGTTGCCTCTCATACTTACAACTGGAGCGATCACGATGGTCGCATTGAAGATATTGCAAAAAGTGGTATTGGTTTTGAATACTTTTTACGGATGTCAAAAAGGATAGCCGAGATACTGGAAGCTCAACAGAAATTAAGCAAGGAGTAGTGATGTCAAAAATAGTAGCAGAATTACAGGTAACCATCAAAACTGACAAAGCAGAGCATTTTATCAATACTTTGAGTAGCATTTTGGAATGCGAGTGCATATCGAGAGAGGCAGAGGAAAGTATAGCAGCTCTCCTCCTTGAATGTTTTGGAATCGGTAAAAAATGATGACTGACCAAAAGTGCAACATGAGATATAAAGGGGTTGTCTATGATAACCTATTTGTCACAAGAGCTGGAGATTGTTTCTATCTTAAAAAAGGAGTTATTGAGCCGATGCCCGTGCAACTCACTGGTAAAAACAGGTCTTATAAGTCCATCAGTATCAAGATGGGCAATAAATACCACCTCGCTCTTTTGCATCGTGTTTTATATGAAACATTCATTGGTGATCTGAACGGAGTTATTGACCATATAGACAGAAATAGCCTCAATAATGATCTCAGTAATCTCAGATTAGTGACACAGCAGCAGAATACATGGAATAGAGGAGTTTCTTCAAGGAGCAGTCTTGGTCTCAAAGGGATTGCTGACACTGGCAAAAGCTATCGTGTCGAGGTCACAAAAGACGGCAAGAAGCATTTTATGGGGAATTATCGAACGCTAAAGGAAGCGTGCAAAGCCTACAATCAAAAGGCTATAGAACTGCATGGTGAATTTGCCTATCAGCACGACATCGAGAACATTCGCATAAAAAAGAAAGTTGACTACAATTACTGTTTGGACATATAAAAACATTTGATAACCTTTGATGTCAAAGGTTTTGGAGGTTGAAGATGATTAAAGGCATTGATTTACGAGTAGGAATGCTTGAATGGATTCGTACAAAGACCGAAAAGTAGTCCATTCTGTTATATTCTGCAAGAAAAATAATGAGAACTATGTTTTTGTCCTGTATGAAGATGGAACTGGGAAGATGATTCCCAAAGAAAGATTCTATGATAAGCATGGCAAAATGAATACAAAATAACCAATACGGCTATGAGGAACTCCTCATAGCTTTTCTTTATCAAGGAAATGAAATGACAGATTTTAGAAAGTGCATCTGTACAGCGGATGATTGGAGAGAGTGCTCGGCACATCGTGACGATGGTCGAGAGTTATTCGCACAATGCGAATATGTGCATTGGGATGGGAAAGATAATATTTGCCTCTGCAGGGAGGATTTTGAATGAATAAAAAGCATGTCAAAAAACAATCTCATAATGAGACTAATAGAACAGTACCATTGCCAAAAAATGGCACGCCAGCTAAATTCTACACCATTACTACAACGCATGGAGAGTTTGAGTTTTATGGCTGGTATAGAAGAGACCTTGAAACTGATCACTGGCACTACTACGAAAATGATAGCGGAAATCTGGTGCACTTCCGAAAAGAGCACATGGTTTCGGTCCTGGAAGAAAATCTTTTTAGTCAAGGCGGGATAGTGAACGGCAATGAAAGTGTCAATGTTCTTTCTGGGAAAAAGCCGTGCGAGGTATGTCGAAAGCCTCTTGATGTTGATGATATGGGGAGTTTCTATATTTGTGAAGATTGCCAAAAATATCATATGGAATTAAAAGGGAGGCTTTAAGCCCCCCTTACTTTTTATGACTGTCTCAACTCTTTCATTGCTCGATCTCTGTACATCTCAAGCAAAATAGGGCAACTGGTGGTATATCTTCCGATGCTGTAGAATTTCTTCTCCTTGCCGAACAGTTTTTTAATTATCTTTCTCATAACAAAAGCTTTCCTTTGCTTTTTGGATTTGTTGCTTGTGAAGCCTCAGTCTTGTACACTGGGGCTTCTTTTTTAGAATAAATACTTATTTGGTGTCACCTGAAAAATACAACTCCCCCGATAGCCACATTTCTCATAGTCTGTACAGACTTTTGCAGTATTGAAGCAAGGCTCAAAACATTGCTTTTTTTGCTCATCTCTTATTTCGTCAATGGTCTTTTTTGGGGACATTTTTCTTTCCTTTCTTTTTGAGATTTCTATTGAGTTGCTCACCATCTCTTGCACCTGAAACACCATACACTGAAATATTTTCAATTGCCATAGGAACGCCTGATTCTGCAAGTGCAGTAATTTTACGAACAACAGGGCTATTTCTTGCCTCATCCATAATTCTCTTTTTTTCTGAAAAAGGAAGCTCCGATGTTCCCGCATGGATTGAGACGATTATTGAATGAAGTGCTCTCAAGCAATGAGGTCTATAGATGCACTCAATACAGTTTTTGACAACCCATTCTTCTTGAAACATTCTTGTTGTTGCAAAGCAAGGTTCATATCCCTGCTGTTTCTGGTCGTTTCTGATTTCTTCAATCATTCTTTAGATCCTTTCTGTGATCTGTTTAATAGCCATGCCGATAAGCACACTACGGCTACCTTTTGGAATATTTCCGAACGCAATAAAAGTCTCATCGTCAACCGATGTATTGAACATTCCTGTTGGTTCTGTTCGTCTTTTTTCCGATGATGAAAGGCTTGAGGCTATTTTGATAGCCTCTGAGATAACCTTTTTTTTCTTATGGAGACCAAGCCCCATAAGAAAGTTTCTATCTTCAAGAGTAACCGTGAATGCTATCCGATTAGCACCGTTTTGCTGTTTTGCAGGCACTATTTCACCTCCTCATATTCAATGGTTTTTATGTCACTTATTTTGTCATCAGTCAAAATTCCGAGACGACCGACTGAAACACCTGCCTCTATTAACCCGTGAATCTTCTCTACATTTTCCCGTGAAATATTGGGTACAAGAGACACCACTGGAAACGAAGAGGACGAACCCGGCTTTTGAGACTTAACCTTTTTTACCGATAGGGTAAACGGCACTCCTAAAACAGTTCCTGCCATTTCCTTAACCTTATCAAATGACGATACAAGCTCTCTAATGCTTGACTTCTCACCGTGAGTGGTAAGTTCCCAAACTCCAAGCAAGCCTTTGATGTCAGGCAAAAGAAACCGTATGGTGACACTTGCTTTCCATACAAGCTCAATGCCTCTGCTCTTGAGAGATGCCATTTCATATCTGACTTCTTCCTGTGTTTTTTGAAGATAGATATTTCTTTGGGCATCAAAGAAGCTATAGCTCTTGCCGTCGCCTTTGCCGTACAAAGAGCCGTCTTTCTTGCCTCTGCACTCATAATACTCATCACACGAAAAAGAGTCGTCGTCATTGGTGAAAATGATGGTGATAGAGCTTGGTTTATCGAAAACTTTTGCAAAAAGGTCTGCATAGTTTCCCGTTGCTACAAAGTAATCGAGACTTGCAGGTATCATCTTTCCCGATGAGCTTTTTCTCTTTTCTCCAATTTTGATCTTGCCAACAATAGGAAGATTGGTCTGTTTTGAGTCTCTTGCAATTCGTGACATTATGCCCTCCCATTCATCATTTTTGAAAGTGAATCTTTGAGTCTTGAAACGGCAATAAGCTCTGTTGGTTCTGAGCCAAATATAACAACCCCATCCATATCAACAATTTTCATGTCATCGGGTTCATTTCTTCTGAAAATTGTGTAGACTGCCTCAATCTCTTTGAGAGACACCTTTTCTGATTGCTCTCTCAAATGGTAATCTGGGACAGTTCGCCACTCTTTTGGGGAGAAGTTGAACAGCTTTTCAGGGGAGATATTGAGCGTTTGCTCTGTTGCAAGCTGATACATCGGCAACTGGAAAATAGCTGAGTCGTAGAAAGTGCCCGTTCGATTGCTTTTATAGTCTATGAGAGCAATCACTCTTTTCGTTACCGCTGTTTCTTTTGGTTCGCCTTTTTTAGCACCTGAAAGATAGACATCCCCAAAGAAACCTTTTTCTCTGTAGTCAAGCTCACAAAGGAGATCAACCATACCTGCATACGAAACACCACTTTCAGAGTCATTGTATACCACAGGATACTCAATCGAAATAGGAGTGACATTATACTCAAAACAGAATTGAGCAAATGCAAGGAGGTCTTTTTTGATTTCGTTTGACCATTTTTTGGCAAGGTGAGCGTATCCGTTCGCTTTTGCGTAGTCCTCACAAAAGTATTCCACTTCTTCAAGGTTTGCTTCTCTAAGAATGAGAAAATCTGAATAAACTTGGTGCATGAGTGTGCCATAGCAAGACCGCTCTTCTTTGATGCTTTCAGCTTTTTCTTTTCCCATATTGGCAATCCAGTCAATGAGGAAGTTTGATGTTGGTAAACCTTTTGAAAGAATGGTTGTTACTGATGGATAGATTTCACCATTTGAGCAGTAATATCGGAATCCCTGAACAGAGACTCTTTTAACTTTTATGGGTGACACGATGATGATATTCTCATCTGAGAACAGGGCTTGCACATCTTCAATTTCATATTTCATTTGCTTTTCCTTTTGTTGCAGTTTTTGGAGGAGAGAGGCGGTCTTTCGACCACCTTTTATTCTGTTTGCCAATCGAGAGAGTAGCTCCCATCATCATTTTTTGTGAGAACTGGGTAGATGTCAAAGCCTGAATCTTCAACATCTTCTCTTGCACACTCACAAAGAGTATCCGCAAGTTCGTCTTCATCAACCTCAAAGCCAATCTCAATTGCAAGCTCTTCATATCTTGCTTCACACTCAATGCCACCGAAAGAAGAATTGTCGGAACCGTATGAGTAGGCACAACTTGTGTCCACTGCTACGATTGATACATTCTGATCGTCGATGAGTCTTGTAAGCTCATCAAGGTTTGCTACTGTTACTTTTTCTACTGTCATTCTAAGCTCCTTTGCTTATTGTTTTCTAACTTGCTAATAATATACATTCTATTTTATAGTTAATCAATAGTTATTTTATAGTTAATCAACTATTTTTTAATCACAAAAATATCAGATACATTTGCTTTCTTTGTATGCTGATATTACCTGATTTTTGAAAGACTCTTCAAGAAGAATGTACGTTTCGTGCATGGTATTAACATTCGCCAAAGTATAGCACACAGTGACAATAGTGTCCCAATATGAATGTGTTGCTACATGGAAATCAAGGTCTTCAATTGTTGCTGATTCGTCAACTGTTTGAATCCATTCAAGGCATGATTTTTTAAAGCTCTGAGCCGTTGGCTGTTTCATAATTCCCTCACTTGTTTTGCGTTCTAAGATAATATACATTCTATTTTATAGTTAATCAATAGTTATTTTATAGTTAGTGAATATTGATATTTGACCAATTTGCAATTTTGCACCACTATATGTATATTACCTGTACTTATTACCCTATTATAAAAGGAAGTGACTATGGGTGCAGAAATTGACAAAACTGGAGAACTGCAAAATGTTGCAGGGATTTTAGTAAGAGAGGCGACAAGAGCCGAACTCAGAGAAGATGCTCCAACCGTAATTGGTGCTATCTCTGCAATTGGCGATAATCTCGACGCTCTTTCCGAAGATCAGAAAAAAGAAATCATTGGTGAGCTTGTAAAATTCCCCCTGATTGGCAGTAGTGCTCCTGATCTTCATTTGCCAGATGGTGAAGAAGACGAAGTGCAAAAGCGTGTTGAGCTTTTGGAGACTGAAAACAAAAGGCTGAAAGAAGAGCTTGAATCGTCCAAAGCCAAAAACAAAAAGTTTGAAGACATCTACAAAAAGGAAAAGTTTGAAGCCTATGTAAAATCGGTCGATCTCGTTCTTTCCTACGTCGATTGTGTCAAAACTCGTGACGCAATTCACACCATGCTCGATGCTGTTTCAAATCTCAAGGATATTGTGTAATGAAAAATCTTGTACTTATTATGCTAATGACAATGTTTGTGCTGATACTGGCTTGTGCCAAAGATGAAAAGGTGTCATCGAGAAGCCCCCGATATACACCAGTGCCACAATCACAGGATATATCACCAAAAATTGATAGTATCTCTCAGCAAAACATGAAGAGATACCTTGACCAAAAATCTCTGCAGGAAGATATTATCCCTAAAAAGGATAGTGGTTTTTCTCCAAAAGACACATCGACAAAACATGATAACACCCTACAGGAGACTATCAGTAAAAAGAAAATCTCCCCTGAAAAACAAAAACCGCCTCAGAGTAAGACGGTTTTATTGAAAAAATAAAGAAGTCCCGAAAGGGGCTTTTTCTTTTAGTTGCCCAAAAGTTTTGAAATACCATCAACCATCTGCCGAGCGACCATTTTGCTTTTTTCTTCGAGCTTTGCATCAGCTTCGGGATTTGCAAGGAGAAGCTGTTCAACCAATTGTTCTCTTTTCAAAAAAGCCTGAGCCTCTTCGCCACTGAGCACCAGCTCTACGCCAAACGCCTTGATCTTCATAATTAGTCCTTTTCTTTGTAGGTAGACATTCGTTTTTCGTAATACGGAATATATTTCATGGTTATACTGTCACGGGTTGCCAAACCATCGTCAAAAAGAATCTTTGTGACATACTGCTCATGCCAAGAGCTCCCGATCATAAAGCCCAAGACAAGAAAGACCGAACTGGTCCCGATAACATACTTCCACTCTTCGAGAAATCTTTTCATATAACCTCTTCAGCAATTTTCTCAATATTTTCTGCAATGCAAAAAGCAAGATCATCAAAACGGACTTGAGCTTTAAGGCAGTCCTCTACATCAGATATGAAAAAAGGTTCGAGGAGCACCACTGGAGCAATGATTCTTTTCAAAGTCCAATACCCTCTTTGCCCAACTTTTGAGATTGAAACGATTGATCTCTTTTTAACGCCCAAAGTTTTACAGATAGCAGGCAGCAATATTTCAGCCATCTTTCTGCTTTTTGGGCTGTCATTGCCATTGGGGAAAGCATAGATCAGAATTTCAGCCCCATCAGGAGTGTCAAAGAGTCTTTTCACTTTTTCAAAAACTCCGACTTTGTTCCCGTTTTCCAAACGAATGGTATCATCGAGCTTTTCGGCATTGAGGGAATTTTCGGCAGCGTTCGCATGAAAAGCAATAGCGAAATCGGGGTTCTCTGCATTGCACAAATCTTGCTCTGAAAAAAGAGAAGCTCTCTCGATTGCCGATGAAGCCATATTTGAGCTTACACCTTTGACATCACTCTTTGACTTTCTCCTGATAATAACCGATTCAACCTTGCCTTTTGCATCAAGAAGCTCTTTTATCCGTGCGGTGATCCGTGAATTATATGAGTATTCGGACAGTTCAGGGGTAACACTTGAACAAGCTCCTTTATCGCCTGAATAGCAGTGCCCCACTATGAGTGCAACCTTTTTCTTTGCCATATCAGCACATCCTTTCTATATTTTACACTATAAAATAAACAAGGAGATACCCCCCATGATACAAAACTTTACGAAGGACAACTGGCGACTGCCAATAACGCCATATACCAGATTTTTTGAAAACGACATCATATCCCACTTTTTTGTTCTTGGGAAAGAGATCCCGACGCTCGATGTGATCGACAGCCCTAAAACTACTTGGTACATCTTTGATGACCATATCCGCTTTCAGTTTTGGTGCTCTATCGGGCATCTCGACATACGGATACAGTCTGGTACAATTACTGACTTGGGTTCTATCCCTGATATTGGAGAGATAATTATTTCCAAAGATGACGAAAAGAGTATGATAGCCTTTGTCATTCATGATGTTCTTTTTCAGAGTAAGGCTTTGGGAATAGGCAGAGAGGGCTTTAATCGGGCAAATCTTGTGATGAAAGAATTGATGAGGTTCTTTGGTGTTCATCCGCTCAAAACCGAAATGGTTTATCAGTGTGTTTCGAGCGATACAGGGTGGTACATTTACCAAAAAAGAGAGGAAAGGGACTCTGAAAAATACCGTTTTTGTCATATTGGATTTATCCCAACAAAAAAAGCCCCCTAAAAAAGGAGGCTTTTCACTTCAAGGAGAAAACCACGCAGTAGCCGTTTCAATCCACATCCAACAAAAGAAAGATGACAGGAGTAATATAATTCAAAAATCGTTCAGGAGTTGCATAATTCCCAAATCAGTGTATAGTCCTTCCATAGACAGGATGACAAGGGCAGGTTCAAAGTTTGCGTCATTATGACCGATTGAAAAGAGTATCTGTCCTCTTTTGAGTAAAATATCATCATAAAACCGTATTAGCCTTGGCAAAATATCATTGCAATCTTCCCCGTGAACATAGTCGCAAAACTGCTTAAATGAGGCATACCGATAATTCCAATCGCTTTCTATCTTATCAAGAATTGGCTTTGTGAAGTCCTCAAAATGATCGTGATACCACCTGTAGGCGGAATCGGTTGTTTT